ATGACAATCGAACTAAAACTTATCACCTCGCAGCCGGAAAAAAAGGGCGGCTTCCCCCTCGTTTTTATGATATCCCATTCCAAGGACGGAAAGGAGAAAAAGAAACAGGTACTTGTCGGAAGGTGCCATCCGGAACATTTCCTCCAGGACGAGAAAAACATTTCAAGGAGGCATCCGGATTACGATATCCTCGAACCGGTCATAAAGGAATACAAGGAACGAGCCAAAAGGATCGTGGCAAACCGCATAGGAGATGTGGATACCGCACTGAAGATGATGTTGGATTCCATCTCAGGAAGGCAGGGAAAGGATTTCTACGAGTTTTCCGCAGAGCTCACGGCCACGATGACCAAGATTGCCAATGCCGTGCTAAAACGCAACATGAAGGACGGAAATAAAAAGCTTGGCAACGTGAAGGTTTACGAAAATGCGGTTGCACAGCTCAAGGCCGTGCACCCTGTCCTCAGGTTCGGGGATATCACATACAGGGCGCTCCTTGAGTTCAGGCAGTACCAGGAAGCCCTTGGCAATAGCAAGTCTACAATAAACCATTACCTCAGGACAATACGGGCCATCTACTACAACGGCTGCAAGAGCTTGGAGATAAAGAGGGATGACAATCCCTTCTCCGGGATATTTGCAGGCCTTGCGGTAAAGAGCTATTCCAACAAGAAAAAGTATATCGACAAGGATTCCCTGCTCAGGTTGGAAAGGCTGGAGCTTACCGGTGCCCCTGCCCGCTCCCGCGACTTCTGGCTGCTGCAGTTCTATTTCGGAGGTTCGGACCTTATCGACATCTACTTTCTTGAAAAGCGCCAGCTGCGTAAGAACCGTGTGTATTTTACCAGGTCGAAGACCTCGACCGACCTTATGATTGACTTGGCCGTACACCCCAAGGCAAAGGCCATTATTGACAGGTACGTTTCCGATGAGGGTGTATACCTTTTCCCGTGGAGAAAAGACAAGGAAGGTTACGAGACGTTCAGGCGCAACCTGAGCTCAGATCTGAAGAAGGTCCAGGAAGATGCCGGAATCGATGTCCTGCCGACCGGCGGCATTTTAGGCATAAAGGTGGCCAGGCACACATTCCAGAACCTGGCTAAAATAAAAAGGCTGGAGCCGGACCTTATACGGGAACTTGTCGGGCACGAGCGTGACGATGTAGACAATTTCTACAAGGACCGCTACGACATGCAGACCAGGGACAACGGACTGTTTGAGGTAATCAGCTCATTCGACTGTACTACTGAGATATTTCCTTATGAAATATGTTAGCCGATAAAATACAAATCAATTCCAATTTCTGACAAAAAATATTCCAACTTTTACATAAGAAATATTCCGTTTAGCAGTTTTCACAGTTAACGGTAATCAGGTCGCTCCAGCGGCTGGTATAGGAAGGCGACAGTCTTTCCCTTCTCATTTTCCATTTACGTTTCAGGCTTTGGCTTCCTAGCCTTATTTTGGTGTCGCCAATTTTCCTGTTAAGCCTGTCTACGATATTAAGTATGTCCTGGTGCTTGGGATTCTCACCTCCGAAAATCTTCATCTGGAAACTGTCTGCAGGCGTTATTGCATGTACGATTACACCAGCCTTCTTATAATGGATTCCGGGCTTGTATATCATATCCATAGCCAATATTGCGATCCTGTTGATTTCAAAAGTCGAATTGGTCGGAAATTCGGTCTTTATCCTGATTGTCTTTACATACTGTGGCAGATCTTCCCTAAATGGATTCGACATAAGGAACACATCGATTGCGTTTGTATGAAGCTTATCATTTCGAAGCTTTTCGGCAACCGTGCCGGCAAATGTAGAAATCCTTTCCCTGAGGTCCTGCCTGTCCGTCAGCATACCGGCAAAGCTTCGCGTGCAGGCTATGTTCTGTTTAGGCTTCTTTTCCTCAAAGTCGATGCTGCTGATTCCCATAAGGTCATGCTTCAGCCTCAGACCTACCACCGTCATGTTGCTGCGAACCCATTCATCGGACATCAGCGTGAATTCATAAGCGGTTTTTATATTCAGTGCCAGGAGCCTTTTTGCGTGCCTCCTTCCTATTCCCCATACATCACCAATCCCTACCCACTTGAGGGCCTTGAGGCGCTTTTCTTCCGTATCTATGACGTAGGCATTTCCCGTGCGTTCCGGAAACTTCTTGGCAATCCTGTTCGCAATCTTTGCCAGTGCCTTTGTCGAAGCGATTCCTACCGATACCGGTATGCCGGTACATTTACGCACACGCTTATGGATGGACTTGCCGTATTCGTGCAGGTCATAATTCTCAAACCCTATAAACTTCAGGAAGGCCTCGTCTATGGAATACACTTCCATATCGGGCGTAAATTCAGAAAGTATAGACATTACCCTTTTCGACATGTCGCCGTATAAGGCATAGTTACTGGAAAAAACATGGATATTGTTTTTCTCAAATACTTCCTTGTATTCATGTGCCGGCGCACCCATCGGGACAAAAGGCTTGCACTCGTTGGAACGCGCGATTACGCAGCCGTCGTTATTGGAAAGCACGGCAATCGGCTTGCCGTTCAGGGACGGGTCGAAAACCCGCTGGCAACTCGCATAGAAGTTATTGCAGTCGATAAGGGCAAACATTATCTGAAAGTCTTTATTACGTTGATTACTATTCCCCAAATAATAAGCTCGTTTTCGGCCGTCACCTTGATAGGCGCATACTGTTCGTTCTGCGCAACCAGCCACACGACTTCCTTCTCTATCATTATGGTCTTTACCGTAAATTCACCGTCCAGGTAGCATACCGCAATGTCTCCGTTTTTAGGCTCCAGGGATTTATCAATTACCATAATATCTCCATTTGAAATGCCGGCATCTTTCATGGAATTTCCCTTTACCTTGGCGTAAAAGGTCGAACCGGGGTGCTTGATAAAGGTTGCATTGAAATCCAGTTCGTTTTCCAGGAAATCCTCTGCCGGGGATGGAAACCCGGCAGATACACCGCCTTCAACAAAAGGCAAACTTATTGCCGTATCTGTATTGGCCGAATAGAACTCCAGTACATCATTTTCATGCATCTTTACGACCTTCATATTAGCTTAGTTTCTGCAAAGCTATTTAAAATGATGTAATTGATTTTTATATTTCACATGGATTAACATCTGTTGTAAGATTGTGTTTACATCTTTATATAAAATTATTAATTTGGTTTATAAGCCAAGCATAATTAAACAGTATATGATTAGAAGCAGTGCAATTAATCTGAATATTATATATTGACCATATAATAGCTTGTAAATCAGATTCAGTATCATGCATTAAGCTGAATGAGCCAATTTCAGAATTATAAACTTCTTGTTTTTTTGTTTTTTTATCTAATAATTCCATTTCAATCCCTACTTTCATAATATAATATTTACCAGCAACATGAATAATGTTAGGTCTTCGTGAAATTGGAATATTTGGATTTTCTAGATAATATTCATCACAGTGCTTTAGCAATGTTTCGCCATTCAGGCCATCTGAAGCATAAATAATTTTATAAGGCCAGTCCTCATAATCTTTTATATTAACAAATCCAGTTATTCTTTTCTCTAATGATTCAGTTGGCGGAATAGACGCAATACCATCTAGAGCATCATATAACTGTTTTTTATCCAGTTTTGATTTAACTGACACTATAGCCAAGGTCCCTTCAACAGGACTAAATGTTTTTCCGCTTCCATCTTTATTATTAAAATCAAATCGTGGAGTAGTATCTGTATTAATAATAATATCTAGCTGTTTTGATTCTTGACCATTTTTATGAAAAAGAAACCCTCCGAACATAACATTACATTTTGAAGGAAGATGCTGCTTAAGAAACTCAGCATAAATCCTTTCTCTTGAAACACCTATATCGGTACTATTTGGAAATATTGTGGAAGTACCAGCTTCTTGCCTGAGTACTTTCCCAACCTGTAGATAATAGTCTTTTAAACGAATATAAAAATTCTCTGCCATGATATTTTTTTTTGTAAAAATAACATTTTACAATAGCATGAATAAAAAAAGGCGTCTAATTATACGCCTTATGATATATAACTAAAAAAGTTAGTACGTTATCTTATTCTCCAATAACAAAAAACACAAACCGGAAGAATGAGAAGCAAAAACCACCATGGGTTAAAACCTCTTTTTACATCAGCACTCTTAACTACAGTTTCAGAAGATTTTTCATCAGCTTCTTTTAAATCGGCTGAGGCTTCAAAAGAAGATCCTGAAGTCAAAACAGATTTGTCAGTAACTTTTGAATCTTCTGTTTTTTTTGATTCTTCCTTTTTTGATTTCTCAATCACTTCTGCGTTTTCCCATGTCGTTGTTTTTGTATTTCCGTTTACCGTTTCGGTTTTCTTCATAGGCTTGGCAGGATCTACGGGTTTCATGTGATTTTCTTTTTCTTCACTTTTACTTTGTGTAGCAATCGATTTGTTTTCGCTGATATCGTTTTCAACTTTTGAATTTTCAGCAGCTTTTACATCTGCTTGAAGTTCTATATTTGATTTTGATTCATCTTTCGTCTTAGACTTGTTTGTTTTTCTGGAACCACAAGCAGAAAACATCAATGAAATTATAAGCATCAGAATAACATAGCCTAATTTATCACGTTTTTTAGCTGACAAAGATTGCCAAGTAAAGCCTCGTTTTTCAAAGTGCGGCATGTCCTTAAATGTTTTCCAGTTACCACCCCATTCCCATCCATATTGAGCGAAAATCTTCACTACTTCATACCAATCTGCAATTCCGTCATTATCCCAATCCTTAGCCGTATCCCATGATGCTTCTTTCCCATCGATAATCAGGCAAATGTCAACTGCAAATCCATAATTATGGATTGACTGGCCGGCCTTAGCATTGGTCACTTTCTTACCTGGATTCGTTCTGCCTTGAGCATAAAGCGCATCCTGTTCCGGATTTGTTCTCAATCCCTGAGTTATCCTAACTTTTGCCCGACCGGTTAACGCCTTATCGCATTCGTCAATGATATTTGTTACCTCACACCTCACGGAAGGATGAAGCAGCTCAATTCTCTGTTTTGTTACATTATCCATAATTATTCATCTATTTCTGATTTGACTTTCTTATAGAACCCGATCATTCTCTTTATCTGACTCCATAAATTGAACCCGCATTTCGGCAGGTTTTCATGGAATATCGAAAAACCCTCATTCAGGCAGAATACTATCAGCACGATAGTCGCATACTCGAACTCCGCTTCCGAAATCCTTTCATATTTGAAATTCTTAAGCATAAGGATCTCCTGGAACTTAATCATCATATAAGGCAGGCCAATATATACGATAGCCTTCCAGAACATCTTTTTAAACTTCTCACTGCTGAATCCCTCGCCTTTTCCAAAAAACCATCGCTCCTCAGGTTCTGACTTTTTCCATTCGAAATACGATGCGCAGAGTCCGGATCCAAGATCCGCCAAGAACATCCAAAACAGTACCCAGGCAACGTTCTCAAAATCAACCACGAGTTTTGTTACAACCACTGTCGGAACGACAGCAAGAGTAGTAACCAACGGTTTTTTCAGGAACATTGCCAGAAGGGTAAATTTTGGCAGCGCCATGTTGATTATCTCGCGCATCATTTGCCTTTTGGTGTTTTGGCCGGCCTTGAATAGGTCTCCGTAGGGATTATTTCCTGGATAAGGGTATTGCACTCGGCCACAAGCCTGTCATACTCCGTCTTGATTTCGACGGGAATCGGAATACCTTCCATAATAAAGTGCCTCATAGGCTTCCTGCATAGGTCTTCGAGCAGCACGTCGTATTCCCGCTTGATGGCGTCAACTTCCGGCTGAAGGTACTCCAGGATCTCTGCAGGCGTTGCCGCCTCAAACCATTTCTCACCGTCCCATTCCGGACGGTATATCTTGCCCGGTCCGGGAAGGACATCCGTAAGCTCCCATATTGCCGCAAGGGCGGGATTGTTGGTAAGGAAATCCTCACCATAGAGGCCACCGTACATGTAGCCGTCGATAATTCTCGCTTTCATAACACTTCTTCGATTTCGATTAGTAATAGGTTGTAACGCAGCGCACCGGTCGCCACGTTGTTATTGAAAAGGAATGCGGAAATCCTGGCACCCTTGGCAAGCATGGTGGCCGTGTCGATTTCCGATCCGGTAAAGTCAAAGTTCTCGCCGCCCGTCGTTGACGCTATGGTCTTGGAACCTACCGTAAAGTTGGCAGAGGTGGAAGATCCGGCCGGAATCCAGGAATGCACGTTTATGGTTATCGGCGTGCCGATCGTTCCTGATGCCCACCTGATGGACTTGACCTTGCAGTTGAAAGGGATGATATCCCCTGATGCCCGCCCCTCGCCAAGTGTCCTGGTGGTGTTGTTATAGGTTGAGTCCGTAGTCATTACAAGCTGCAGCAGGTTGGAGCTTTCCCTGGTGGATACGAACCACTGGCTTGAAGCTGCAAGGCTCGTGGTTGCAAACCCTAGCCTAATGAACGCCGTCCTTTTTACCTTAAGGTCTCCCGATCCCAGGATACTCTCGCCGTTTACGGTCTTGATGTTGGTACCGGACACCAGCTGTGCCTGTTTGGTATCGGCGTAGGCCTTTGCCTCCGCAAGATCGCTGTGGCCGATGTACTGGAGCTCCCAGCTTCCGTCCGTTTTCGGATACCATTCGAAACAGATGATCTCCCCGGGCTTTGCCACAAGGTCCGTACCGCCCGGAAAGGACATCTGGAAGACCGTGCCGGTAAGGTGCTTGAGGGTCATGCTTATCGCCTGCATGTTCTTTATCTTGAAAGGTTTGCCAGGCCATAGGTTTTCCGGCTTGTGCACGTTTACGCCCTCAAAGGACGTATTGGCACCCGTAAACCTGATACCGCCAAGGTTCGGCAGGATGCTCAGGGTTGTCCTTCCCGAACCGGAAAAGACGATTTCGGCAAAATTCCTCTGGGAAACGTAGCCCTCACCCACGACCGGCTCCGACCCGTCGTCGATATCCGTTCCGTTTATGAAATAGGGCTTTACCTCTATCGCGTTTGCGGAATCCGTAATGTCGGGAGGATTGACCACGCCTGCAGATTCCGTACCTACGACAAGCTCAAAACCCGACGGGCGTACTATAAGCAGGTCTATCCTCTTGAATCCCGGAGAAGCGTCCGCAACCGTAAATATGTAAGGCAGCGCGTTCGTATAGTCGATTCCGGATATGCTCCACTCGGCTCCAGCCGGTACGGTGTACACGTTCCCTTCATTTGTTATGGTTCCTATAGAAATGATGCCGTTGAACTTGGAATACAGTTCCTGGAAGTTGGAATTTATCTTTGCCCCTCCCACCTGCAGGTTGTCTGCCGAAGGGTCGAAGGGCGCCGTTCCTATATTGATTGTCTCTCTCATGTCTTAGCTGCTGAATTTTACGTTTGCATGGCTCCATAGGATGCCGGTGTTGCTGTAGCGGACGAACTGCCCGGAATTGTCATCGAACCTCCTGGGCCTGAATATTATGATATGTATGGTGTTGTTTGTCATGGCTGTATTACCTGGCCTTCGCCGTCATAGTCTATTATGTACCTTTCCGGTGCGGTTTCCGGCTTGAAGAAGCCGACCCTGCAGTCAGTATTGTTCGTTATGGTAAATGCCCCTCCGTCCCCGGTAAGCGATATCCCGATTTCGGAAAGCGAGACAAGGTCCGCAGGATCGAAGGCGGTATTGTACCAGACCGGTATCTCCCTGAAGCTGTTGGTACCGAATCCGGGTATCTCGAACCTTGCCATAAGGACGGTCCCGTCCGGTATGGCAGGCATCGGCTTTACGATATCCGCGGCATCCCTTATATAGGAATCCGTCAGGTCGAAATCCTTGCCTGACAGGCGGACCACAAACACGTAAGCGCCGTCCTCGAAGGTATACGTGCACGCATCCGAAAGCTTGTAGAGCGCCGCAAGGGTGGCGGTGTCCATGTCGTTTACGGAAATTGAGCTTTCCTTCAGTTCCGCATAGGAGTTTTCAATCTCTATTTCCATAGGCACGGAATCCGATATCTTTTTGGCGATATCGTCCGCATCGTTCCTTTCCAGGAAGGTTATCTTCATTATGCTAGCCATAGGTTATGTCTGTTATCTGGTTTACGGAATATTCTTTTGCGTTCATCTGCGTCTTGCCTCCGGTAAGGTCCAGCTCCAGGCGGGTAGGAAGGAACTTCCTGTCCTGCCCGTCGAAGTAAAGCGAATAGACCTGGTCCGGGAACATCAGCCCCAGCAGGCCGGTCTCAAGGTTCAGTACCGGATCCTTTCGGGTACAGTGGTAGGCGTTGGCCACTGTCCGGGGATAGGTTTCCTCCCATCCGTCAAGACCGAACACCTTCCAGAATTCCCGCTTCGAGTAGTCCTCCTCGGTAAAGTCGGACAGGTGTATCTTCAGCTGGTCGCCGGCCCCTGCCACAGGAAGCCTTTTGTAGTCTTTCGGTATCCTTGGCCTTCCCTGCCAGTCGGTAAGGCTGTACAGGAACCTGCCGGCCTGCTCGTTCCTTACGTACAGGCTGTAGAAGTGCTCTTTTGTGCCGTCCGCCCTCTCAAGGTATACGGCCTTGGTATTGCCCTTGTCGAACAGGTAGGCGGAAATATCCTCGGGAATCTGCATTTTCCTGAAGCTGAGCATCAGGTTGTTCAGTGGCGGGAAAACCTGGTAGAAGGCCGCATCCTCCTGGAATACCATAGGGATATCCCTTGAGGTCTGCCCGATCCTGTCTCCCAGTCTAAAGCTGTTGGGTACGGCAAAATTCACAGAACAGGTAATCGGAAGGTCCAAACCCATTGTCTGGGTATAATTTATATTTCTTTTAGCAGAAATATTTTCAGACTCAACACCCCCTTCTACGACACTTATTTTAAGCACCTTTGGCATTACCTCGAAATATTGATAACCGAACTCCCCGCCAAATCCTTCATTAATAGGCGCAAGCATTCTAAAAGTTAGGTAACCATCTGTCGATACGGAAAATTCCCGTTTAATTTTAAAGGTTACCTTATAAACAATACTTCCCATTCTACCCTGATTAGTCACGTAGGAATCATAAATTCTTTCATCGTATTTGTTTTGTCCAAATGTTGGAGACGAGGGTCTGTTACTCCTTATTTCTTCACCGTTAAGCAGTATCTGAAACATTACCTGTGAATCAAAATCACCCCTTGAAAGTTGACCCATAAACTGGTCAGGAACAACACCTAAGCCATGTCCTATACGTAGTACCGACTCGAACTCGAACTCGTACACCCTTCCCGGACTTACATAGGGCTTTACGGGACACTCGTAATAGTTTGTAAGCGATTCCGCCTCTGAAACCACATATAGTGTATAGATATTCTTCTTTTTAAACGAAAATTCCTCTGTAGGTTTCATCAGGTCCAGATATGTAGCACCAATTTTCTTCCATTGGTTGAAATAGGTTGTTGTGGGTGTTGTCCTGTCAAAGGCATCGTTATTATATCCGGCAAAGAATGAGTTCCTGATTAGTACGTCGTCTGGAAATTGATTTTTCTGCTCATCATAAGAAAAATCTACATCCACTGTCTTGAACGGGGTTATGGAGGTAAGGTTCGGGCTTTCGGCCTGCATTTCGAAATCTACCTGCTGCCTTGAGGCGGTTCCCGTGCCGAGATACGCCCCGTCCGGACCGAAAACCTGTACAGGTCCCTCAAGTTCGCCCCTTCTGGTAAACCCCTCTATCTGCCATTCGCCTCTATAACTCCTTAATGAAAGACACTGCGATATCAGGATGGATTCCAATATCTTGTAGGCGTCCGAAGGTTTGCCATCCTTAAAGAACGGTTCCAGGTTGACGATTATATTCTTCCAGGCTATAAGAGGCGAAGCGTTCACAAGGGAAGGTCTTACTGTTATTCTCTGTTCCAGCCCCGTCATCTTCAGGAGCATCGAGATGATTTCCGGAAGAGTATAGCGCGCATAGTACATCCACGGATCGAGGTATTTTCCCTTAAGGGTCGATACCATGTCCACAGCCGTAAAGCTTACGAAGAACACGCCGTTCCTGTAAGGCTCCTTGTACTGGTCCGGAAGCAGGAAGCCCTGCCAAACCAATTGCTGCTCCCCATCCGGATCCGTATTGGTCAGCCTTACCCTGTAACGGTTCTCATCACCCGTAAACAGGTGCGAGAACTTCGCATCGGAAGCATCATTTACAAGCAGGTTGAAGTCAAGTGTGGAAGCCATAAGTGGCTCGTATATGTCGTCACCACCGTCATACCGAAGCATTGGCGCGTTGGCCTGGGTCATTTCTTCCACCAGCGGCCTGTCGTTTTCATAGGTGTCGATTATCTCTAAGGAAAGCGAACCCACCGTAAAGGGCTGCAGGATTTCCACAGGCGTATCCGAAACGGCAACCAGCTCAATATGCAGCCATGACCTGGTGATATAGTTTAGGTTCAGGGACGACGGCTCATAGAAGTTAAGGTATATGTCGCCGGATTCCATGCTCCACCACGTTACGGTATCGGAAAAGCTTTCCGACAGCCTTGCAAACAGCCTTGAGACAGTATCGGCAAGCGTCGGTCCGATCTGCACGCCGGCAAGACCTGAGGATGCTCCGGGAACGAATACGATGGAATTGTTCCGAAAGTATACCCCGTCACTGGTAAATACCGTGAAGGTCATTACCTGGTAGGGATTTGGCTGCGAAAGGAGCTGTATTTTTAACCTCTGTGCCATTACTTGATCCTATTATTACGTTTTGCAACCCTATCTAAGATTAATTCAAGATCACTTCCGTTGATCTTAAAAGCCCCATCTAGTACAATATTCACATTTGTACCGGCAGGCTCAATAAGATCCATAAGATTTTTTTGCTGTGGTTTATTTAGCACCAGCTCACCACTATTTAAACGGGCCAAAATCTTATCCCCATAATAAGAATTACCTCCTACCACTCCACCTGTTTCAAATTTTGGAATTGCCGCAAACGCAGATAATACACCTGCTATAGCAGTTGCTATAAATGCCGGTTGGGTAAAGATTGCTGCAGGACCAGTAGCTGCAGCAGACTTTGTTGCATTAGCTACAGATGTCGCAATCGATTGTGCAAGCATCATAGAAATAAGCTTAACAGTCGTTTCAAGCAATACTTTTAAAAAACCTTGCATACCAGTAGCTGCTAAACCTAAAGCTTCGGTTATCCTACCTCCCAAACCTTCAAAAGCAGTACTAAATGCCTCAGCAATCATTGTAGCTTTTTCTCTTAATTGCTGAGCTGCATTTTCAGTAGTTTCTTTCATCTTTAACATTTTAGCCTCCCAATCTTCCATTTCTTTTGCGGTAGTTGCAAAAGGATCTCCTTCCAATAGATCAATTTTTATTTTCAAAGCGCTTATTTTAGCAGCATACATTTCTGCCTGTAACGCGGTTACACCGAAACGGTTCTTTTCCTCTTCAAGACGCGATATCTGCTTTTGGAAATCATCAATTGAACCGGCAAGCTCTTCGGTCTTGAATCCTGAAACATTAACAGCTTCTAGCGTTTGTCTTTTTCCGCTTATCTTGTCGATAGCTTTCTGGTAGGCGTCGATTTTGGTCTGGGCATTTGCAAAGGCCGAATTGCTTTCCGCTACGGTATTCTGTATTTCTTTCTGTTCGGTTATAAGCTTCTCGTAGTATTCTATCGTTTTTTTGACTGCCGCAGCGGTTCCTTCCTGCCCAGTTATTTGATCCGCATCTGCACTCGCCATCTCGTCAAGCGCCGCAATCTGTTTCTGGATAGCGTCGGTTTCGGACTTTCTTATGGCTATAAGCTTGGCGTAGTGTTCCCTAAGGGATGCGGCACTTTCGCCTGTCAGGTTTATTTTCTTTATATACGCCTCCAATTCCTTCTCGTTCCGAATCAGGTTCTGCTCAAACCCTAGAAGGTCGGCTGATATCCAGTCAAAAATACTCTGCGAGGATCCTCCCGCTGTCAGGTTCTGCATTTCCTTCTCAACCTTTTGGTTATAGAGTTCCTGCTTTTTGGTAGCGATCGACTGCTGGAACGCCTTTTTCTCAAGCATGGCATTGTAAGCTTCTATAGCCTTGGTCGTCTTGTCGGTATTTATATTTTCCAGGCTTATATTGCCAAGCATCTCGGGAGATATCCTGTTTATCTTTTCGATGGCACTGATCCTTTCCGATTTGCTCCTGTTCTCGTCCTTCGCTATCTTTACAAGGGTATCCATTTCGGTGACTTCCTTAGCTATGGACTTTGCGGCGTTCTGGTTTATTTCATCCAAAAGTTTAGCCTTGCTGACAGTCGTATCGGCTGCACGGTTATAGGCCACGAATCCCGCAACCACAAGGGCAATTCCTGCAGCTATCGCAGTAAGGGGATTAGCCGCAATGAAAGTCGAGAAGCTTTTCATGGCTGTCTTTACGGTCTCGAATCCCGCTGCCATCTTCGGTACCATTGCCGTAACGGTACCTACAGCATAGAGCAGCGGACCGATTGCGGCAGTTATGCCCGCAACGGCCACAATCACGGTCTTTGAAGTATCGCTCAGCCCGCTGAACCTCTTTATCATCGAATTGACCTGGGTGATTACCTTTGTGAATGCCGGAAGGATTACCTGCCCGAACTGTGCCCCGAGCTGCTTGAGGCTCTCCTGGAAGATCCTCATTTGGTTGGCGGCCCCTCCTCCCGTTCTTGCAAAGTCTCCCTGCGCATTGGTGGTCTGCGCCATCACGTAGGCGTAGCGAAGCTCAACCTTCTGGGCCTGGGTCATGTCCTTGATTTTCGTACGGATCCCTTTCGAATAGGCGAACTGCTGCAGGTTGGCCTCGGTCATCACGATACCAAGCATCTTGAGGCTTTCGGTCTCCCCGGTAAACACGCCGTTAAGGGCAGTCGTAGCCTGGTCGATTCCGATGTTCTTAAATGATGCGAGGTCGCCGGCAAGCCCCACAAGGGAAGTGGAAAGGTCCGCCGCCTTGTCGGTCGGCAGCCCCATAGATGTCGCCATGTCCCCGAAAAGGGCGGCCATATCAAGGGCCGAACCTTCGGCAATTCCGAAAGCTTCTAAGGAGTTTTTTGAAAAGGCCTTTACCTGGTCCGATGCCCCCTTGAAGGCAACGTCCACCTTGTTGACACTTTCCTCATAATCGGAACCATACTTGATTGCCGCCGCACCCATTGCGGCCAGGGGAACGGATAATGCAAGCGACATCTTCTTGCCAACCTCCTGCATATCCTTCCCGGCTTTCTCGACCATCCTTTTTACATTCTGCAGTTCCGTAGAGAACTGCTGCTGGTTCGCCCTGAAGGCTACGTTTATCTGAGCCAGTGATGCCATATCATTACATTTAAAGTAATGCTAAAAGTAATGGCATGCAGGTAATTGGAAAGGTACAAATTGTACCTTTTTTAAATAAAAAAAGCCACATCATAATGTGGCTTTTCCCTTATCAATCTTTTCCCAGAATTCCTTCTGTTTCTGTACGGCTTCCTCCTCCTTCACAAGGTCGATCTCTGTCTCGTCCTTCTCCCAGGGGAACTGCAGCACGTCCTGGGGCGTGGCGTTCTTCTTTTTCATGTACGGTGAGGAGAAGCTGAACATCATCATCCTTGTGGTTTCCCACTGCAGGCGGTAGTCCTCCAGCCTCCTTCTCTGTATTCCCTGGGCGGCGTTGGCAAATTCCCTGGGCGTCATCCCGTAAAGGTCAAGAATACCGATACCGAGTTCGGCAGAAAGCCGCTCAAGATCGTCCCAGTCTAGTTCGGCAGATCCGGCTTCGCCCTCACCGCTTTTTTCTTTCCCAACCCCCCTTCATTACTGTCGGATTTAGGTAATGATTCCATAAAATGAGCTACAATTGTCGAAATAAGGCTCGGATCCTTTAGCAACTCATCCCCAAAATCATCACCATCGAAAGCATTAATTTCTTCCAGGCTACCATTTGCATAAACCGCAGACCTCGCAAGGTCAATAAACATCTCCATATCATTCAATGTTATATCACCTCCTGTACCGACAGAAGAAAACTTTACGATGATATCTGTCAGTCCCGGAACCCCCCAAGTCTCGGCCAGGTGCCGGAAGCACCCGTACCCGAACTTAAGGAAGTAGGTCCTGTTCCCGATTTTTATCTCCAGCCTCTTCATTACGAAACGATGCCTTTAGTCAGGTTGCCGTTACCCTTGAAGGAGAAGTCCCCTGAAACCGAGTTTCCGACCTCTGCCGTTATATTGCAGCTCTCCACGTACACCTTGCCGCTGAGTACAAAATCCCCAGCGGTATCCGTAGTGAACTCGATGTCAATCTCCGTACCCGCTAGCTGCAGGGAAAGGATATCCATAAAGTCGCTCTGGGTCGTGGACGATGCCGGCTTGTCCGCGACAAGGGCATTGGTCGTGATGGACCATTCGTAATTGGACGGTGTCGAAACCGTTCCGTCCGTATCTTTGGTGGCGATCCCCTCGAGGGTCGTTGTCACCGAAACCGCGCAGCTTGTTGCGTGGTATAGCGTCTTCCCCTCAAAGCGGAAACGCACATTTTTTCCTTTGTAGATCTGACCTGCTGCCATCTTTACTGTGTTTTAAGATTAATAGTTCCTATAAATGAGTAGTCCTCCTCCGCCACGTCGACGGAAGAATCGGTCCACCCGTATTTGTCTTCCAATAGCGGCCTGAGCATGTCGCAGAAGCCCGCGCACTCGTCGTAGGCGTTCGGCCCGAAATAGGCGCTCAGGGTGATCTCGTAGCTGTCGGAATCCTTCGAGCCCGGAAATGCCCTCACCCCGTATATAGCAAACGGGAACGGCGTGTCACTGTCGGAGACCAGGGGAAAAAGCCTGGTACCCATCACGGCCGTAAATTCCGGGAGCGATGTGAGGTATTCGAATAGTTCTATTCCTGTCTGCTTCATGTCACCTGCTTAATGCGTCAATCCTTCTCTGTATGTACCTGGCCACCTTCTTTTCGGATTCGGCCGTTACCTGCCCCCTTGTCTGTTCGAAGGCCCGTTTCATGTAGAAGCTTCCCTCTACCCTTTTCCGTGCGCCGGAAACGTTCCTGGCGGCACCTGCCTTCCTGGACCTCTTGAAGCCCTTACGGTAGACGTTGTGGCCCGCTTCCACCATGTGGCCGTACCAGCCGTCGTTGGTTCCCCTTACGCGGGGGCCTACATATACCGTGGGATTTTCGGCGGACTTTCCTTTCCTTCCGGTAATCGTGCCTATGGACTTCTTGAGGTTTCCGGGACTGATAATCCTTTTCCTTGCCGTATGCCTTCTGGACGATACGGGTGCGGCGGCCTTTGCGGCACGCACGGTAGCCCCTGCGGTGCTGCGTAGCAGGCCGAGTATCTCCCGGCGCTTGCCCCTGTCCTCCGACAGCTCCTGTATCTTCCTTACCAGTTCCGGGAAGCCTTCCACGTCCAGGCCGAACATTGCATTACTCATAAACCGTAACGTTTAGCCTCATGTGGCGTTTCCTTCCCAGTTCCTCAACATGGACGATCCTGTACCTGGTGTCCCGATCGATAAGGACATAGTCCTTGCCGTTCCTTCGCACGTCAGAATTCCAGCGCATGACGTAGGCGAGGTCCGCACCGTGCATCACCTTTCCTTCAAGTTCCTCGCCGCCACGTCCTTCCTCCAGCGCCGCCCAGCTCCGGCAGACAAGCTCGTCCTCCGTCTTCTGGGCACCGGTATCGCTCTGCGTCTTTACCGTCTTCTTGATATCCACAAGGCGGTCCATCTTTCCTATGTAGGGATTCGCTACTGCCATTTCCTGTACTGCCTCATAAGTGATGCGCTGGCCGAATTGTATCCTATCTCCCCGCGGTCCTCACGCCTCTCGTAGGAGTCGCCTACCATCAGGTGGATTGCCTGTTTAATGGGCTTGGGACAGTCGGAAGCTGAAAATCCCCTTTTTATCGTTACCTTAACGGCATCATCCCTTACGGAAAGTGCCGGAAGCGGATCCCTAAATTTGAGTTCCTGTGCTTCAAGACCGTGCTTTCTGAGAGAATAGGATTCCTCCGAAAGAGTTTCCATCGAATCGTCGCCATCAGGATAGTACTCCACCTTTTCCACCGTATCGTTGAGCGATGCCGCAAAGATTACGGACTCGAATCCAGGAATGACTATGACAAGTCTCTGGCTTCCCACAGCCTTTCCGATGTATCCTTCCGCATTGGCCTGTGCCGACCCGATATAGGTCTCTATAAGGTCGTCCTCTTCCGTAAAATCCGCATCTACCTTCAGGTGCTTCTTGGCCTGTGCCAGTGTCACCACAAGGTTGTCCGGATCCTGTATCGTCTCGATGCTTGTTATCATGTTCCTATCTTTTTTCCGAACCTGCCGCAGCCTTGTCTGCAGCGTTCTCAGGCGTTTCCGCCTTTACCTTCCCGGCCTTGTTTTCTGCCGGCTCGGCATAGCCGCTCTCGATGAGCTCGTCTGCCTGCTTGGCCTCAAATTCCGCCACGTCCCCGATATTGTACCCCAGGCCGTAAAGGCCTGTGGGTGACAGTATGAACCTTACCTTTTTCATGGTCCGTATGGTTTAGGCTGTGATCCAGTCCTTAACGACAGAGAATGCCTTCGGATGGCGCAGCATCATGTCCAGGAACGTATTTGCCGTGATTTCCACGTAGCCTTCCTTCTTTCTCGACTTGTCATCGATTGACAGGTCAAGGAATGCCCACTGCCCGATGATAAGCTGGCTGAAATCCCCGAAGATACCAGCCGAAAGTCCCGTTCCCGTCCCTTTTGTAAGGTTGGAAGGTACAAGGTTGCTGGTTTCCACGTTATAGCCGTTAACCGTTCCGTCAACGCCCATAATGTAGTTCAGGTCGCCTGCCTGGTGTTTGGTCACTTTCAGTTTCCCTCTTGTAACAGGGTTGATTAGGTAGCCCATTCTTGCAGAGTTGGCGTTGGCAACAAAGACCTTCGTTTCCATGTCAACGATCTGTGCCCATGTAGGCGCAAGCCCGTTGGTATCTCCTGCAATAGTATTAATCCCCGAAGTATTCAGGATACCCAGCGGCTGGTCGTTGGACCCGCTGCCGTTGATACCGGCAATGTCAATCGCGTTTGCGATTGCGGCACGGATTTCCTCGATTGTGAACATTTCCAGGTCGATTGCAGACTGGGCAAGGTTCTGCAATGAGATCAGCGTGCTTACGGCAAGCCTTTTCGGACTCATCGTTTTCGATCCGTAGGCATTTTTGGTATTGCCCACGGCGTCTACCTCGCCCTCCCATGTTGCGGTGATGCCTCCGTCATTGGTAGGAAACTTAAGGTTGCCCTGAAGGCCCGTAAGGAACCTGGCACCCAGTTTTTCGAGTACCGGGCTTGGACGGAGGAATTCGATAGGCGACTGAAGTTCCGTAGGCACCAGGTTGGCACCGTAGGCTCCCGAATCCTGGGTCACGGTCTGCCCGTCCGCCCTTCTCTCCGGCATCGGGATTGCAACACCCGAAATGCTCACTCCGGCCTCTGCTGCCCTTTTTGAGGTTTCCTGGTGGATCTCAAGCTCGACACCGTCAAGTTTTCCGTTAGGCATCTGGGAGCGGATTGCCTTGTGCAGCGAATAGCGCTTTTTCATTTCATCATGTTCCCTTTTCTCCCCGTTTCCAAGATCGGTTACCGATGGTGCGCCTCCGGCCATAGATCGGATGTTTTCCTCAAATGCCTCGGCATCCCTGATCTTTTCGTTCAGGGCATCGATCTGGCCCTGCAGGTTTCTGAATTCTACCGACTCTTCTGCCGTAAAATCCCTTGTCTCCTTTTCCGCAAGCTCGTGCATGCGTTTTTGGGCATTAATTAGTTCTGCCCTCTGCTTGATTAATTCGGCGGATTTTTTCATCTCTGTAAGTTTTCGTTAATAATTATCTGGGCTTCGCGTAGCGATACCGTCTTTTCATCTCCGGGATCATCCGTCCTGGTCTCAATATCTTTTGCCATTTCCGTAAGGAATGCCTCATGTGATCTTTTTGCCACCGTCGTGTCGGTATAGGCAGGATAGGTTACCGGAGAAACATCGTATAGCCTTTCCAGCTTCACGATCTGCCTCAGGTCCATTTCCCCCTCCACCTGTGTCCATTTGGTCTCCTTGGGCCTGAAGGCGAAGGACGACTGCGTAACGTCCCCCTGCTCGATTGCGTCCTGAAGGTCGCGGGCGAACTGCCTGTCCGGGGTGGTATACCTGTAAAGCAGCCCCTTACCGTCCAGTACAAGTTCCAGGGTTCCCTTTCCCTTGTTTGAACGGGCAAGTATAAAATTTGGATCATGGTTGAAAAGGCAGCGCACGTCATCGTCAAGCACCTCGTCGAATGCTCCCGGAAGGATCTCTTCCCTGTACCAGTCGGCAATAACTGTCGGTGAATTGAAAAGTGCCGCGTAGCCCTCCACCACATTCAGCTCCTGCTCATCCGCCCTCTTTTCTACCCGGAATTCGGATCCGGCAAAATAGCGGCGCTCGGCACCCTCGTAGGCCCTTATATAGTCTTTTTCCTTGCTCATTGTTCTAGCTGTTTTAGGTTTGCGTCAATCTGTTCCATCGTAAGCGTATTTGCAGGCGTAAGCGGGTCGTCAAGTCCCGGAAGCGAATTGAGCTCTTCCAGGGAGCGTACCTCGTTCCTTGTGGCCCATCCGAAATTGATAGCCTTTGCGTAGTAGTTTGCACGGCTGTTCGAATCGGCACGCAGAAGCACGTTCATGTTGCCCTTGATAAAGTATCCCTGCTGCTTTTCCGATTCCGTATATAGCTTCTTGGCAAACTCCTGCTCGAAGTTTGTCACGTGCGGAAGCATGGTATCTGTCGAGTAGTCGATGGTCTGCTGCTCTATGTTATTGTTGGTGGATGCCTGCATCGACTTGATCTTGTGCAGGGCTATGTTGAACCAGCGTGCGATATCCTCAACACCGAAGCGCGCCATTTCGATAATCTGCGCTTCCTGAGGGGTAATTGTGATCGGCTTGAATTTTAGGCCGTCATCCAGCACCACGACCCTGTCGGGTCCTGCCGCCTGCATGGCGTTCTTCCATCCCTCGATTATCTTGCCCTTGCCTTCTGTTACGGCCTTTTCGGTTTCCACAACCCCGGTACGTACCCCCTTGTTGGCAATGGACGTTGCGGAAAACTCCTGCACCTCGAGTGCCATTCCCATCTGGATGGCCGCATAGGATATCACCGAAATACCGACAATACCGTTAAGTGAGAAGCCCTTGAAGTGTAGCACCTCGTCAGCCAATAACCGTGTGCCATCCTTGATGATATACACGAGCTTTCCGTCGGCATTCCTGATATCGGCAACATCGTCCCAGGGAATGTACTTGAGTTTCTGGTTTCCGGACCTTTCGGTCTTTATCCTGAAAAGGGCATTCCCCCTGAGAAGCACCGAAACGGTAGCAAGCTTTTTGAACACGAAGGCGGTCATGTAGCCGTCGGAACCGTCAGGTTCTGAAGAAAGGAGCCTGTCAACCGGATGGGTGTAAAGCCTTTCCCTTCCCTCAACGGTCTTTTTATATGCACCGTAGGGAATGATCGCGTTTGAGTTGGATATCTGGTCAACGGCATTATAGACAGCCGAAAGCCTCAAGGCATTCTTGTAGTTGACATTCTTTCCCTTGATTCCGGTTCCGAAAAACCCGAAGAAGTCGTTCATGACGGATTTTCCCGAATTGGAAGAAGCCCTCTTTTCGGAAAACATGTCACTGAATGCCCTGTCTAAAATATTCATACCGCGTAGATTATGCGGTAAAAGTAGAGGCGTATATTTACAAAAAAAGGTACAATTTGTACCTTTTTTAAAATCTTTATGTAATTTTCATATATTTATACCTGAAACAAAAAAATATAGGTATGTATCAGGACGATAAGGATAACAATAACCAGTCCCAGGGCTCGGGAGGTTCGCAGCAGAATAATCCTGACAGGGATACCGGACGCTACGAGGAAAGGTCAGAAAATCAATCCGGAAGTGTTAGGAAATAAAAGCCTATCGCGTAAAGGATTATAATTAACAGGCTGGAAAGCATGATTTTCACTGCAAGCTTCAAAAGACGGGACTTTCTCCTGTTGTTTTCCCTATTTATGTTTATCCCCCTGTTCATGCTGGATATCTTGTTCATCAGGTGCCTTTGCATGTCCGTATCGGCGGATATGAAAATATCCTTCTGGGCCATGATATCCGGAACAAAACCTTTGGAATAGGATAAGGAAGGATATATGATCCGGTAAAGCAACAACAGGGATATTCCCATTGCCAGGACCAGTATTGCCGATACCTGGAAAAAGAGCGGTTCTGTCCTGATTTTAGTAACGTCAGATGTCCAGTAGCCTATAAGTGTTACCGAAACCGCCACCAGAAGGTTAAACAGGTGGCCTGCCTTTTCATTAATTATCCTTTCCGTTTCTACCTGCGTATCAATTGCCAGGATCGCATCGTCGTGTATTTCCCTTAATGAATCGGTACCGAGCCGGTTCAGCACTTCCCAGTTTTCTTCTGTCAGTTTCTCCATAATTTCTGTTTTTCAAATTTAAATTTTTTATTGTTTTCTAAATAGCGCTTTAAGCAAATAAATTCCGATGGCAATCTCTACGACTAGCAGAAACCACACCAGTATTATCCTTGCCAAATTATCGCTTACTACCTTCAGGTCTAGCAGAAAAGTAGTCATAAACGCAACAGCAAAAGTCAATATAATTATAATCAGTCCTTTCATAGGTTCTTTTTTTGTTTATGGTAATTGAGTGCCCTGCGGAAACTGTTCCAGTCATTGTACTTGTAATCCCCAAACAACCCGAAATACTGGTCATTAACCGAATTGAATGCCTCCACATTTGTCCTGGATTCCTTAAGCATGTTCCAGTAGGCCTGTATGAATCCCGAAACGCTAGCGAGCTGCCTCATCAGCTCCATTTCCTGTTGCTGTTCCTGCACTTTCCTGGACAGCATGATTTCCTGTTGTGTCATTATTGTTGGCGGTATTGGTTAGCATTCAAAATTTACGTCCGGATTGTCATATACGCTCCTGTTTCCGGTTTCAGGAGGGGTAAGCGAGCCGGCAAGGGCATTTATCGAGGCGACAATCCCGTCTATCCTCCTGCCCAGCCTCTGGCTGTTGCCCTTGTGCACCTTAATGTTATCGTTGGCATCCGAGTAGGTGATGCACCCGGCAAGCATCCAGGAAAGTACCGGATTCCCGTCATGTTTTATCTTTCCCTCGTAAACAAGCTTTTCGAACTGTTTCGTAGGGAAGGATATGCTGCCTATCGCCTGGCTGAAATAGGAAATATCGATTCCCTGGTCCAGCAGCTTTACGGCAAGCTGCGATGCGTTCCACTGGTCGGCCTCAATCCTGTTTACCCTGTGGCCGTGGTAGGTCTCCCGGATCTTGTCCTCGATATGGTCATAATCAATCACGTTTCCGGGTGTGGCTACCATATGGCCCTGGTCTGCCCAGAACCTGTAGGGAACCCTGTCCTCCTTGCTCCTGAAATCTATCGTGTCCTTCGGGCAGAAGAAATACGGCTTCAGGTACCTGTCCCCCTGATCGTCTGGTTCGGAAAGCAGCACGTAAGCCGAAATATCCGTAGTTGATGAAAGGTCGAGCCCACCGAAACATCCGAATTTCTCAAACACGCCCATCGGAATTTCCTTAACCTTATTGCGCATCCATACCTCGTTGGGTATCCAGACCTTCGGGGCATCCACCCACATGTTCAGGTTCTTGGTCTTGAAGTTCGGTATCTTGGAAGGCTGGTTTACGGCCTTGGTATATTCCTTGATAATTCCTTCTATATCCAAGCCCTGCCCGAGTAAAGGATTTGCCTTTCCCCAAACGTCCTGGTTTTCCCAGCCGTTTTCAGTTTCCAGGTCCTCGGCATCAAGGTCGTGTATCATGATCCAGAGGTGGTTGTCGATATTCCTCCCTTCAAGTACCTCTATTACCGAATCCTCGTAGCGCTTGCATGCGCTCTGCACGTTAACCCCGGCAGTCGTTATATGGTAGAGTATCGGCTGTAGCCTCTGTACCGAGGAACTCTCGAGGTTTTCCTTTACGGTATCGTCCTTATGGGCATGGTACTCGTCGATTATGGAAAGGTGCGCGTTGATCCCGTCCTGTGTCTTGGAATCGCCTCCCAGGGGCATCATTTTCGAATTCGTACGCCTGAATCCGATCTTTTTCTGCTGGACGTAGAAGCCCATCTTCTGCAGAGCCGGGTTGGCAAGCGGCGACTCGATAAACATCTTGGCCTGCTCCCAGCAGAGCCTTGCCTGCTCTTCTTTTGTCGCACCGACATATGCCTCCGCTTCCATCTCAAGGTCGAAACTCATGCAGTATAGTGAAAGCCCGGCCATTTCGGCCGTCTTTCCGTTCTTTTTGGCCCTCTTGTCATAGACGGTATTGATTCTCCTTACGCCCCTCCTGTCCTCAATCCATCCGAAAACGTTATACAGGGTGAACTGCTGGAAAGGCGCCAATTCGAAAGGCTTTCCGGCCATCTTCCCCTTGGTATGGTTCAGAAACCTCGGGAAGAAATCAATGATATGCATTCCCTTGGCATGGTCCAGGCTGAAACCTTCCGATTCGGCATCCTCAATCCAGGAATAGAACCTGTCCACTGCCTGGCGTATCCTTTTCCCGACGGTAATACGGCCGTTTCGCACGTCATCTGCGTAACGGAAAGGGACTGATTCGAGCATTTCGGGTGTAGGTATCATTTAATTAAATATTTATAGGCTTTTTATTCGCAAATTGAATAGACCGATTTACAGGCATTCAGTTCAATATCTTCCTCAAACATATCAAGAGACGCATTCTTATCCATCAGGTATTCGATTACATCATCAATAGTTGCAATTTTCTTTTGTGACTTCGGGTCGAATCCTCTCCTGTACTTCTTAGGGACATAATCGGGTTTGAAAAAAGTCCGTCCGGTATAGTATTCACAATCCCTAATTTTCTGAACGGCGTCAGGATGGTTTTTTATGATAAGCCATATTTCGTTTTTTGTCGCCATAACGCAAGGGAAACAACCAACCCTTGAAAACCCAAGAAAATACAAAGGGTTAATCTTAAAACCCCTGTTTAGTGAATAGTAAATCACTTCGTCGGCAGTCGCTCGGAAAAACGGTCGTATAACATCATGCAAATACTTTTCATTAAAAGCAAACACGTCTTTTTTTCTGTAGGTGTGGAACTTAGGGTCTTCTTTACCTTTAGCGAGCCTTGATTTTGCTTTTTCCAGTTTTTCTTTTTGGGAATGTGACAATATTCCTTTTTCGTTCAATACTTTTTCCAGCTTTTCCTGTATCATGGAATTTGTCTGGTACGGCTCAAAATAGTATTTGAAATAGGTACATTGTTCTTCCATATGTGAGCGGCTTTCCGATTCGTCGGCCCGTATACCCTGGATTATTAGACAGTGCTCGTTTAATGACAGGATATAATCAATCATTGGCTCCACTTTCAGTATGACGGTACATTTTCTCCTTCTGCTTGATGATGCGCCCCTCTTTATTGTAAGGTCAACAAACCCGTCATATTTTTTTGAAACAAGATTTACAAGTTCAACCCCAAGACTATCGCATAAATATTTGATATGGTTGTAGGTAATCTCATGCTCCCACTTGGTATCGCAGAATACTGCCGTTACTTTCTTTGCGCCGTATTTCTCACATGCCCAAATCAATGTTGCCTGGCTGTCCTTTCCTCCTGATAAAGGGACTAGTACTTTCATTACTTTCTGATTAATTGGATATTCTATCTAATAGTGTTTTAAATGCTATCGCGGCAGTCTGCGAAACTACTCCGTTGCCATACTGGCGAAGAAGCTCTGTCTTAAAGTTGTACCCATTAACTGTGCAACCCACGCCGGGTTCAACTGTTCTCGGTTCTTCCCATTCGAACTGTTTTTTCCCTCTTCCAGCAGGCCATTTATAGCCATTTTTACAAGACTGTCCTGATTCTGGTTTTTGCTCGCTTTCAATATATCCGATGCGTTTGGAGTCGGAAAATTTTTTACCTGTTCTTCCAGTCTTGATTTTTCCATTTTTGGATTTGTAATCGAGCCTTTTGCCGTTGAAGATCTTGGAGTCCCCCATACAAGCGAGGATAAACAGTCTTTTTCTTTTGTGTGGAGCGCCTGCTTCTTCCGCACTGAATATTCCCGCCTCAACATTGTAGCCCATTTTCTGTAGGCTGTCCAGAACATAGGGGAAAGTTCCTGATAGGTGTCCCTCGACATTCTCAAAGAAGCACCAAACAGGTCTAACTGCACCGATGATGCGTTCAATATGCGGGAAAAGGAATCGTTCGTCATTCCAAAGCTGCCTTTTCCCTGCATAGGATTCTCCCTGGCAGGGATATCCTCCAATGATGCCGTGTACCTTTCCGCGAAATGGGTTTCCGTCGAAGGTCTTAACATCCGTCCAAACAGGTGCCGGATCCACCAGATCCGCTTCCATCGCAGATACCAGGTTGAAGCACTGGAAGGCTTCGATCTCCACATAAGCGACCGGTCTAATTGGGATAATTTTAGAAACTCCCCTTTCGAGACCCCCGTATCCGTAGCAAATTGATATGATACGTTGTTCATCTGTATATTTTTCGGTACTATCCACATTAGCTGAATTCGAAATGTTCGTCCTTTTCAATTATCGTCGTCGTAAAAGGGAATTTGTCCGCCGGTATCATCCGTAATGTCTGGGCAAGAACCCTGGATCCGGTAAATACAACATGCATTTCGTTACCGAGCTGTATCTGCAGGTGGAGGCATTCGCCCTTTCCCGAGAACTTCGACTCCTGTATCCTGTATTTCAGTACCCTGATCTCCCTGTTCAGTATCTTCGATATCTTTATTTTTGCCCCGGCAAAGCTTTCTATTACCGGTTTTATTCCCAAGTCTTTGAAATTGATCTCCATCCAATAGTTTTTTAAGAAGGTTTTTACCGTTGCAGTGGCTTATCCAGCCGTAATATGACGCTATGGACTGCGGGTTTGGGTTCCTTGCTAGCATCCTTGCGAAATTCTTCTTTATCGACTTCCTGAGCCTGGTATGCGTATGGTACGACACATATCCCAGAAAATCTATACCCCTTGATGCCACGGGAAATACCTGGTAGTTTCCCTTGACCTCAAGTTTAAGTTCTTCCGACAGGTAGGACCTAATTTCGGACAGCAGCCTGTGCAGTTCCTCCTTGGAATCGCATAGCACCACGATATCGTCCGCATACCTGAAATAGTGCCTTACCTTTTTCTCCTCCTTGATCCAGTGGTCGAAGAAGGTCAGGTAATAATTGGCTAGGTACTGGCTCAGGTAGTTGCCAATCGGCAGTCCAGGTGCGCTGTCGATTATCCCGTCCAGCAGTTCCAGCAGCCTCCTGTCCTTTAGCTTCCTTCTTAGCAGCTGTTTGAGGCATCCATGGTCTACAGAAGGGTAGAATTTTCGGATATCCAGCTTCAGGCAGTACCTGGTTCCGGCCGTATCCCGGAGGGACTTCTTAAGCATGGACAGTGCCGAATGTATTCCCCTGCCCTTTATGCAGCTGTAGGTATCCCTTGTAAAGACTCCTGTGAATATCGGCTCAAGGACGTTCATTATGGCATGGTGCACTATGCGGTCCGGATAGTACGGAAGCCTGTAGACTTCCCTTTCCTTTGGCTCATACACCTTGAAAACGTCATATTCCGAAGTCCTGAAGGTACCCGCAAGCAGCATTTTTCGAAGCTCTTGGATATTCGATTCCCTGTTCTGGTCATGGATCCTTATCCCGTACCCGTTCTTTTTGCCTTTCCTGGCCTTTTGGTCCGCAAGCTCGAGGTTTTCGATGCTTGATACCCTTTCAAATAGGTTTCCTGTTCTTTTCATAGCCTTTGCATTTTGCGGCCGTTTTCTTTACGTTTGACGAATACTGGCAGCCGTTTTGCTCCTGTTATTTTTTGCCATGCTGGCAGGGCCTGCGGTGCGGAATTGTATTTCTGCATAGATGGGCGCTGACGTTCGAGTTCGTGTTCCAGTTATCGTAGTCGTTGTACGCAAACCTGGCACCTGAAGGGAACCGCGACAGCAGCACCGCACGGCCTGTTGTATTATCCTTCGATTTTTCTTTCGTAAACCTTCATTTTTTTGTAGTCCTCATGGAAAAGTTCCGCGATATGGTCGCACGCATCCTCAGATTCTGAAACAAGGCGGGCGCCGACGCACGAGCGCGCGTTCCAGAGATCGAAGCCGTGGAACGCAAACCCGGCACCCGAAGGGTCAGACATGTCATGTAATGCATTATATTTATACTGTCCATAATTTGTATAGTCCGGATTAAATTCCGGATTGACTGCATCATGGGCCACGCAAAGGTTTATGAATGCCCTTGCGGCTTCGATGTGCTGTTCCGGCACGCCTTCGATCCTGACTTTGGACGGGTCGAAGTTTTGGGAAGCGAACGCTTCCTCGGTTGTTGCAAACTTTCTCATGCTTCCTCGTTTAAAAATCCCAATTCCCTTTTGTAAACCATGAACGACTTGAAAAGATCAATGTTTTCATTGAAAAATTTCTTTACGGTTTCTCTCTGCTTGAAAGAAAGGCGGGCGCTGACGTACGAGAGCGCGTACCAGCAATCGTAGACGTTGAACGCAAACCCGGCACCCGAAGGGTCTCCCATTTCGGCAAATGCGCTGAATTTTGGCTGGCTGTAGTCGGTATAGTCCAGGATTCCGTCCCCGTCGGCATGGTCAGCGCCGACAAATAGTTTTGCGACTGCAATGACTGCAGCCTGGTGCCTTTCTGGTATACCGCTTACGGAAACCTTTCCGGCATCAAGTCCTTCCCTTTTGAAGGCTTCTTCGATTGATACGATTTTTGACATAGTTTAAAATTTAGAGTGTTCGTGATTCTTTGTATTCCGGAAGGAATTTCTCTACCGCATCCTTGAGGTTTTCAAGCGATTCCGGACCGATGAAAACAAGGCGGGCGCCGACGACCGAGGCCGAGTACCAGCGAACGTAGTCGTAGTACGCAAACCCGGCACCCGAAGGGTCCGGCATATTGAAAATCGGGTACCGCTTAGGAGTTCCGTCTCTCCAGTCTGCAATCTTTCCTTCGTTATAGGCCGCTACGATAAGCTCCTCTTTTCTATTACCTATCTCGTGCGGACGAAGGCCTTCGCACCATTTGGCGAATGATTCCTGAGTATGCCCATGGTATTCAAGAACGTCATCGAATGACTGGAGACGCTCCCTGATGTTTTTCGCAAAGACATTCTTTCCGAATAGGTTCTCAAGCACCGGCCTGAACTTTGGCGGTGCCGATTCGTAGGCCTTCACAGCATTGGAAGCCTCGATCTGTAGGATTGTGTTTTTCATTTTATGCTTATTTATGGATTATTTTGCCTTTAGGAACTCCTCGAAAAGGTCGAACTGTCCGGATTCTACTGCTCCCGAAAGCTCCTTTTCCGATTTCGGGTCGAGCCCGAACTGCTTGAAACATTTCAGGAGCATCTCTGCAGCATTGTTCCTGAGTACCAGTTCCGTGGATATGTTGGTCGCACCGGTCTTGTAGGTCTGGATATACCCTTCCCCGTAGGCCATGCTGTTTTTTTTATTGATGGCCCTGGTTGCGAATTCATACTGCGCCATGGCCTCGGCATAGATCTCAAGCGCGTTAAGGAAAATATCCTTGAGCCTTTCCTTTGAAGCTAGCATCTTGCCCATTGCCTTGAAATGCTTTTTGGCAGGGCTCGACAGGTATGCCGGCGGATTCGGAACCTGTAGGAGCGTATCCTTGCCCTTTCCGATGTGTACGATGTTTTTGGTTTCAATTCCCATAGTCATTTTTTTTAATTCCTTCTTTTCCTTTGCCATACCCCCCTCCCTTTTTTAATCCTGAGTAAAATTCCGACTAGGCAGCGATGTACGCCGTTGCGCCCTTCGGGAGATTTTACCCCATACCCCCTCTGCCGGACCTCTCGCGTGCAGATTTCGAATCGTGGCACCTTTTGCACAGCGGTTGCAGGTTCTTATCGTCAAGCTCTGCCCCTCCCCTTGATATCGGTATGATGTGGTCGGCAACCGTTGCCTGCCTTACCTCACCGTTCCTCTCGCACTCCGCGCACAGCGGGTTCGCATCAAGGAATCTCTTCCTCAGGTTCCTCCACGTTCGGGAGTTGTAGAACCTGCTGTTGTCTACCGCCCTCTGCTCGAACGGCTTGCGCTCGGGTATCCAGCTTCTCCTGATACGTTTCGGTCCCTGTGCCATCAGAAGGGAGGATTGTTGTCTGACTGGTCCTGTATGCTCCAGTTATCGAAAGCCTGCGAGGGTTCAATCTTTGGTAACGGCACCTGGCTGACTACGTCGTTTGCGGCAGCGTAACCATTGGCAGGCTCTTCCTCATGCCTGTCCATGAACTTGGTCTTGTTCTCGTCGAACGAGAGTCCAAGTGTACCTACACCGCCGTGCCTGTACTTAGCAATGATGAACTCGGTATTGCAGTCGTGGTCAATCACCTCATGGTCGGGCTCAAGCCCGTAGTATCCGGGACGGAAAAGGAAGCACACGGCATCCGCATCCTGTTCGATATCTCCCGACTCCTTCAGGTGGTGCAGTGCCGGCCTTTTGGTAGCGGTCTTCTCCACCTCCCTTGACAGCTGGGCAAGCCCGATGACAGTAATCTCCAGTTCCTTGGCTATCGACTTCAGCCCCCTGGATATCTTCCCTACCCTCACCCTGTCATCCTCATTGCCTTCCGCACCGGCAAGCTGTATGTAATCTACTACCAGGAGTTTAATTCCCTGCTTTCTTTTCAGAAGGCGGGCCTTTCGCTTTATCTCCCCGATGGTAAGCGAGGGCCTGTCATCGATGTAGATCGGAAGGTTGCGCATCTCGTTTACCTTCCTGAGCAGCCCGGAGAAATACTCCTGCTTCTCAAAACCGGATTTGGTAAGCTGGTTCATGTGGAAGGCGCTCTCAACGGCAACGCTGCGAGTGACGAGCTGTTCGGTACTCATCTCAAGGGATACGAAACCTACAGGAGAGCCCGACTTGGCGGCCTCTACCGTTGTCCTGATAACGAACGCTGTCTTACCCATACCCGGACGTGCGCCAATCACGATGAAATCCGTAGGCTGCCAGCCCCCGAAATGCTTGTTCAGCTTTGCAAATCCGGTCTCCACACCGGTAAGAGTGGTGGTCGCGTCGGTAAGCATCTTCACCCTGTCCACTACCCTGTCCAGGGCATCGGAAAAGCTCATCTCCGTACGTCCCCTGGCAATGATCTCATTGATTGCGGTAGATTCCGTATCCATCATGTCAAGCAGGCTGAACACGTCGGTATCCGCATCGTATGCAAACTGTATCGCCTCGCTGCAGATGGAGATTACCTTGCGTTTCATGTAGGCCTGCAGCACTATCCTCGCATGGAATTCGATATGCGCCGAGGATGCAACAGACTGCGTCAGCTGGATCAGGTAATGGTCCCCTCCTGCTACGGAATGGTTTCCGTCGATTTTAAGCTGGTTTGAAACTGTCAGGATATCTATGGGGCTCGAAGCGTCAGAAAGTCTTTTAATCGCCTTAAAAATTGCCTTGTGGGCATCCTTGTAGAACACTTCCTCGGACGTGAATACCTGGAACAGCTCGTCGGCTGCCTTCCTTTCGATCAGGAGCGCGCCAAGTACGGCCATCTCAAGTTCTACTGCCTGAGGCGGCAGCTTGCCCTTTTCGAGCTGTATGGCACGGATTTCTGCTTTATGTACCTGTCCGGCGGTATGTTTCGGGTTGTGGTGCATCAGTCTAGTTTTCTCCTCGATGGGTGGTTTGTATTCATTTCCTGCACATTCTGCGCTTTGCTGGCTTCGCCCTTGGAATTGTTTTCGAGATAGTTTAGGGCGAACCTGGTTAGCCTTGCCCCGATCTTTCTCGAGGTGAACTCGATTTCCTCCTCGATGATCTTGCAGTCGAAAATCTCGCAAAATTTTACCCATTCCGGATCGGTGAATTTCTTGCGGAATCTCATCAGGAAATTCTCCCATTCCGAAGGTGAATTTTTTTCAAAAAAGGCGAGAGCATTTTCCTCTCTATTAATTGTATTATTAATTGTATTATTCATCCTATATATTGATTTGCGCTTTTCCGCAAGAGCTATTGCGTTTTTCGTCAATACCTTTTGCGCTTTTCCGCAAGACCTCTTGACATTTTCCGCAAGAGTAATTTTCCTTTTATTACCTTCCGATTTTATGATTTCCATATCGATATAACCTCCGTTTTGGAGCTGTGAAATCCATCTTGAAATCGTAAATATGCTTACCCCGTATAATTCTGCGAAATAGGCATTTTCTGCCCAGCAGTAGCCGTCTTTATTGCATAGGGCCGTTATCTCACCATACAGAAGCTTTGCTGCCGGAATTAGTGCAGAATCGTACCGGACGTTTGCCGGGATTATGGCATAGTAGCTTGGCTCCATTATTTCGCAGTAAGGAATTTAAACTTCAATGTCTCAACATTCACGATACTGTTGCTCAGGTCCTGCATGGCCTTTGCCTGCTTAATGACTTCTTCTGTAGGATTAACAGACAGCTTGTCAAACATATCCTCAAGCTTCTGCGAAATCCTTGAGGCGCGCTCGTTAGACGAAACTATTTCTGCCCTGATGGACGGAAGCACCGGTTCGGCCTGATAGGCCTTTTCAGCAGGCAGCGTTTCCTTTTTGGCTTCAAGGAAGACAATCTCCAGAAGGAAATCATCAAGCTCGTGCTCATAAAAGGCAAATGTCCTCTTGTCGGTATAAATCAGGGCCTTCTGGTCCTTTTCCTTACAGTCCGTTACTGCAAACTCCTTTTCTTTAAACTTGAACCTGGCGCCGTAAAACTGGCTTATCTTCTCACTTATCATTTAACTGTCTTTTTAGGATTAAACTTTTTCTTTTTAGCTCTATCACTTCGGGGATTTCCCTTAGCGCCTTTTCTATTATTTCCGGTTCCTTGGTAGCTAAGAGTCTCTTTGCAATACAGCTGTCCTTTAGGGAATTATTCAGGAGGTTTTCCCTTCTGGTAACAAGTCTTAGGTTGCCTATATCTAAATTCATAAAATTGCCGTCCACAAATTCCACGATCATGCCCTCGGGAATTGGACCGTGGTGGCTTTCATAAACAATACGGTGCTTGAACTCGAAATTATCCGTACTGTCATCGGCATCCCTAACCTTCACCTCGATATAGCCGTCCTTTGAAATGCGCTCATAGCCTATAGGCTTGTAATTTTTGGGCACGTTGCCCTTGGCAAACCTTGTCCTTTTGGTCTTTTCCATTGACTCCGGGGACATGTACTCGGACTGTTTCCTGCCCCTGTTCCAGCCCGTCTTCCCGTCACCCGTCCTGAACCGGCTTTTTTCACCGGCTTTTGCAAGAGCCATGTTTGTTTTTTCCTGGAGCTTTTCCATATATTCGGCAGACCTGCTAACTCCCAAAACCAAAGCCCTTCCATAGACGGCCGAGCTACTCCTTTCAAGCACGAACATTATATGCTCGATTTCCTGATCGGGATATAGAAGCCTTATGATACTGTCGTCCCACTCACTCCATGGTACCTTACCATGGAAACCGGTCTCTTTTCTAAGAGCCAAGGCGGTTGCCTTTGATTTAACAGAACCAACGGGCCTGCCTAGTTTTTTCGCAATCTTTGAAGTTTCTGTTTTAGGATACTCCTTCCTGAGAAGCTCCAGTTCCTGATCGGTCCAATTCCTCTTACCCATTGCTTCTGGTCTTGATTTTACATGAATGGAACGCCTCAAGGAACATGCTTTTCGCAACCTGCGGCGACCACGAATGCATTGGAAGCAGACCCATGACAAGGCCGTTCCATTCAATCTGGAACATATACCTGTCGACTTCCTTGACTTCTTCAGGCAAAGGCCAGGACAGGCCGAATTTGTTTACAATCGCCTTCATTAGGTTTTCCTCAATCTTCCTGTAGTCAGGCATCATCTTTTTGAAAGGTGACGGCATATCCCCTATATAGGCCTCGGAAGCGTCATGCAGTAGGGCTGCGAGCTTATTTTCAGGGGAAGCATTCATGAATGCAAAATAGGAATGCTGAGCCACGCTGTAGAACCTTTCGAGCTGCCCTGCAAATCTTGGCGCATAGGCGAGCCCGTGTGCTATATCCTCGATATCGATAGAATCGGGATCCAGTATAGCAAGGTCGAACACCTTTCCGGTGTATGTCCTTATTGAATTGTTAGTGTAGTTGAGCTTTTCCATAATGCTGTATTTTAGGCCTTAGCATTGAAAATAAGATTTTGGAAATGAGCAGACATCCTGGAACAGTCCAGCTTCGAAAAGAACGAGTTCGGTTTTGAGCTCCATTCCGCCTGGACGGTAATGTGTTTTTTTTCAGGCATCTTGCAGTCCCTCTCCTGGATAACCTTTTTTACCTTCCAGGTACTGATGCTGTTTTCGGAATACTGTCCGACCATTATGTCTCCCGGTTTCAGGTCTACCCCTGAATACATCTCGACGATATCGTTCACCTTCCTTTTCATCGGGTTGGTTTCCCATATCAGGAAATCGACGTCCTTTGTGTTTTGAAATACGTTCATAGTCATATCGTTTATTGTTTGAAATACTTAAGATACTTTATCAGTTCGGTGGGAACCCTGTAGACCGTTACCAGGAAAATTCCCTGGAACAGGTATACGTGCTCGCCGTAGATCCTGATATTGTCGACGGCCCTGTTCCTCAGGTGCAGCCTGTCTATAAACCTTTTAAGAGCGCCCTTCGTCTGCTTGTGGCGGATGCCGTCGGCAAACGCCTTCCTTGCAAGCCTTCCGAATGACCTGCCGTTTAGGCCGAGGCGTTCCCTAGCCCTTTTGTAAGCATGGTCAGAGATGCATACTATCGGCCCTCCGTGCGATTCCAGGGACATTACTCGCAGTTCCTTCCCGCCCCGTCGTGGAGCATCCCGCAGGTACAGCATTCCCAGGGAAAATCCGGGTGCCTGTCCGTATAGGTGGAATTCCCGTGCCCGCATACCTTCCTGAGCTGCTGCTTCGCTTCTTCCTGCTCGGCCTGTGCCCATCGGACGATCACGAACACGAATCCGCAGACGAACCCGAATGCGAAGGCCAGCACTATTACGGCATACCTCCAAAAATCAATATTTTCCATATCCTAAAAATTTTAAATTATCTTTCCGCAGATCCCGCACTGCTCGATCATGTCGAACATCGGCATCGGGTGGCATAGCCCATCGGAACAATTCCAGACATGTTCGTTTTCCTTTCCGTACAGCTGCACGGGTTCGGAAACCACGATAGCCTTGCCGTCATACTCCGCGTGCAGGCCGTGCCTTTCGGCTATGCGCCCTATTTCCTTTCTTGCATCCTCATTCATAAAACCCAAGCCTTCTTATCGCTGACGTCATTATCATGCGGCATTTCTTCCCTTTGGTTTCCTGGTAGTACTCGTCCTCCTTCAGGTGCTGTTTTACCCAGGTACCGAGACCGGTTGCTGTCTTTACCGGCAGCAGCCCGGTTTTCAGCACGTCCGAAAAGGAGAGCGCCCGTCGCTTCATCATGCGCCTGCGGAAGTCGATGAGCTTGAACTCCGCAGTCATGCCGATCTCATCGGCACGCACGATTACCAGCCCTTCGGCCCTGAGGCGCTCCATAAATTCGTATATGTCGATTAACTGTGACTGCAT